GGGGTGGCTGAAGAATAGGGGAGCAGATCAACAGAAAACGTGGTCTGTCCCCTATTTTGTGAGCCTCAACCTGGGCAACACAGTCAGCCACATTCCCATCCTGGGCGGCGAGAGCGTCGACATCACCAACCGTGAGGTGACCGGCTCGGTCACCCTCGACCTGGACGCTGCGGCAGAAGTGGCGGCAATGACCGAAGTCAACGCCAACACCCTCACCGCGCTGGGCTTCCAGTTCGGCACCACGACCGGCTACAAAATCCAGATTTACGGCCCCAAGGTGCAACGAATCAGCCCGAAAAAAGAAGACCAGGATGGCCGCCGCCTGATCGGATTCGACCTGCGCTTTACGCCGAATGCAGGTAACGACGAACTGCGGATTGTGACGCTGTAATGAAAGACGACCTGAACGCACTCTCCCCCGTCCCCGCCATCGTCACTGTTGGCGGCAAGGAAATCAGTATTGCACCGTTAAAAGTGCGCCAGTTGCAGCCTGTTTTATCGGCGCTGGGGCCGGCGTTGCGAGATGGTTTTGCGCAGGGCTTCGCCAATGTCGCCGACTGGCTGTTGTTCTTCGAGGCGCACACCGAGCGCGTCATCAACGCCGTGGCCAGCGCCACCGACCTGAAGCGCGATTTCGTCGGCGAGCTGGAGCCGCGCGAGCTGATGGAGCTGGCGTTTGTCGTGGTTGAGGTGAACCGTGATTTTTTTACCCGGCAGGTGAGCCCGGCTATCGAGCGCCTGAACCAGACGCTGGAGAAGCTGGGCGTGACGCAGCCGAATACGGATGGTTTGACTTCGCCGCCGACACCGGATATCGACCCCACGAAATTGCCGAGCTGACCTTGGCCCAAGTCCGCGCCCTGGCCGAAGCTACTCAGCGCAGCAAGGGCCGGGCGCAAGCACTGCAAGCCGTGGCACTGCGCGCGGCAGCCTGGGGCGAGGCGGAGGACTTCGGGAGATTGGTGGATCAGCTCAACGGGGTGACTCCGCGCGAGGCTGCGGATGCCGGAGAACTGGAAGCGGCGTTGGCGGGGTTTGGGCTCAGGCTGGGCGGTTGATCTTGCTGTCTATCCAGCCATACGCGAGCAGCGCCGGAACCAGCCAGGGAAACGGAAAGCTGATAATCACGATGATCGGCAGCATGACGCCGAGCAGCAGGCCAAGCGAAATAGAGTGAGGCGAGAACATGGCAGATAAAACGCTCAGTATCAAAATCAAGGCGTCTGGCGATCAGGCGATCAGCGAAACCGAAAGGCTTAAAAACAGTCTGGACAAAATGCGCGACGCGCTTCAGCGCATCGGTCATTACGGTAGCATCGCCTTTGCCGGCTGGCAAATATCCAGCGCTGCGCGCGACCTGGCCTTGCTCTCCGAGTCGTTCAACGGCCTCACCTCGCGCCTGAAGCTCGCCACCCGCAGCGCCGAAGAATTCGCGCAGGCGCAAAGCGGCATCCTCAAAATCTCGAAAGACATGGGCACGGATTTCGCTGCTACCGGGCAGTTGTTCATCCGCTCATTCAACGCCATCAAAGCCAGCGGCGGAACAGCAAAAGAGGCGCTGGCCGTCACTGAAACCGTGTCGCAAGCCCTGCGTCTGGGCGGCGCTACCGCGCAGGAATCCGCCTCGGCGATGTTGCAGTTCTCGCAGGCCATGAGCTCCGGCGTGCTGCGCGGCGAAGAACTCAACGCGGTGATGGAAGCCTCTCCGCCCATGGCGCAGGCGCTGGCCGACGGGCTTGGCGTGCCCATAGGGCAATTGCGCAAGCTTGGCGAGCAAGGCGTGCTGACCTCGGACATGATCCGCCGCGCCCTGGCCGATCAAGCCGACGAGATCAAGAAACAGAATGCCGACCTGCCGACCACAATGGGCCAGGGCTTCAACGCCTTGCGCACCAGTCTGGCGCAGTTCGCCGCCTCGGTGGATGGCGCGCTGGGGATAACGCGCAGCATCGGCACGGTCTTCAAACTGATGGGCGAACACGTCAAGGCGCTGGCTTCCGTGCTGGCGGGTGCGCTGACGCTGGGTCTGATCGCCGTGGCGCGGGTGGCTTATGCGGCGGCGGCGGCGTTTTTGGCCATGGGCGCCGCCGCCACGGGCGCTACGGTGGGCGTCACGGCGCTGAGCCGGGTGATGTCGCTGTTTGGCGGCCCGGTCGGCATCGCCATTGCGGCCGTTGTCTCAATCGGCACTTACCTGTTATCGCTAGGGGACAAGGCTGAGACGGCGGCCAACAAAGTGGCCGTGCAAATGCGGCGCATCGTGGAAGAGACGAAAAAAGCAGCCGTAGGCTACAAGCCGGGTGCGCTGGAATCAGCCAAATCTGAGTTGAGCGACGCCGAGGGCGTGCTGGCAGAGCGCAAGGCGGGGATAGCCAACCCCGACGACAAGCGCGCGCTGAACGTGCAGTTGTTCGAGGCTAAACAGTTGGTTTTGATGCTGAAATCCAAGGTCAAGGCGATCGAGTCAGCCCCCAGAACCGGCGTGCAGCTGGAGCTGGCGCAAACCTCTGCACGGGCCTTGGTGCCGAAAGACAAATCTGCCGCGCTCCAGTCTGAGATGGACGCCTGGCGCGCCGCCGCGAAAACAGCCCAACTCAGCGAGGCGGAAATTACCGCCGGCCTGGCGAGGATCAGAGCCGCGCACAAAAATGATAATAAGTCGGCGGATGCCGAGGCCAAAAAAGACGCCGAAATCGCAGCCGAGCGGATGGAAGCCATCAAAAACGGCGACATCGACCTCTATCTCCAGGCCATTGAAAAAGAAAACGCGCTGATCTTTGAGCGCTCCGCATTGTTTACCAAAGCCGCAGCCAGCGCGGCGGAAAAAAAGGCCGCCCATAACGCCGACCTGGCCGACGAAGTAGCCGCCATGCGGGTTCGGAATGAAGAAATCGGCCTCACCCAAGACCAACTGACCGCGCTCAACGACACCCGCCTGGCCGGCATCATCACCGCCAGCGAAGAAGAATTGGCCAACCGCAGCGCCTCCGGCCAGTACACCGGCGCGCTGGAAGAAGAAATCCGCCTGCTGAAAGAAAAACGCGGCCTGATCAGCGCCGGGGCCAGCAAAGAAAAAGCCGCCACCGCAGCCAAAGACGCGGCCGACAAGTGGAAAAAGGCGAGCGACGATATCGAGCGCGGCCTGTCCGATGCGCTGATGCGCGGTTTCGAGGGCGGCAAGGGGTGGGCGAAGAATTTCCGCGATGTGCTGAAGAACATGTTCGCCACGTTGGTGCTGAAGCCGGTGATCGAGCCCTTTGCCAAGGCCGGCGCGGCGTTCATCACAAAAGGGCTTGAGTCGATAATGGGTTCGTTTTTCGCCAAAGGCGGAACCCCCGGCGGCGTCTCTGCCTGGCGCAACCAGATCGTCGATAAACCGACGTTCTTTGCCTTCGCATCCGGCGGCGTAATGGGCGAAGCCGGCCCCGAGGCGATCATGCCGCTCAAGCGCGGCCCGGATGGCACCTTGGGCGTTCGCGGCGGTGGCGGCGCGGTCAACGTCTCGATGAACTTCAACATCGACGCCACCGGCGCGGATGCCGGTGCAGTCAGCCGCATCGAGGCCGGCATGCGCAGCATGATGACCAATTTCAAACCGATGGCTCAACAAGCGGTGCGTGAGGCGCTGCTGCGCAACCGCGCTGCACCGGGGTTCTAAACCATGCCAGGCACGTTTCCCGCCTCTCCCGCGCCCTCCAGCCTGGTGCTGCACAGCCAGCAACCGACCCGCGTCTCAATCGCGCACAGCCTCAAGCGCCAAGTGCGCGGCGGTACCGCGCAGCAATGGGCGTTCGACCTGGAATGGTCCGCGTTACGCCGCGCCGAACTGGCTCCGATCCTCGCCTTCGCGCTGGCGCAAAAGGGCCAATACGAAGCATTTACCTACACGCCGCCGGTACTCGGCAGCGCCCAGTCCGCCGCTGCCGGAACGCCGCTGATCAACGGCACCACAGCAAGCGGTCGCAGCATCCCCACAGATGGTTGGGCGGTATCGGTTACCGTCTTGAAAGCCGGCGATTTCGTCAAGTTCGCCAGCCACAACAAGGTTTACATGCTGACGGCCGATGCGGTCAGCAACGGAAGCGGCCAGGCCACGCTAGCTATCGAGCCGGGCCTGTATGCCAGCGTCGCCGACAACAGCGCCGTCACTCATGCCAACGTGCCGTTTACCGTCGCCTTCGCCGCTGACACGCAAGAGACCGGACTGCAACCCGGCATCATCGCCCGCTATGCCTGCAAACTGGTGGAGGTGCTATGAACCGAGGCGCATCCGCTGCCGCACTGACCCAGATTGCAGCCGCCTCCAACCGGCCGTTTCACCTGTTCGAGATTTACCTGGACGGTGCCACGGCACGCAGCACCGACGCCTCAAGAAATATCGATTGGGGCGGCAATACTTATTACGCGCTGGGTCACTACCTTGATTTCGGCGGCGTCGAAGAGACGGCCGAGCTGCAGGTCAACAGCGTCAAGCTCACGCTCTCCGGCGTCGATGGCGTCTATGTATCGCTGTTCATGACGCACAACTATATCGACAGGCGCATGGTGATCCGCAAGGCGTTCCTGGCGGCGGATGAAAGCGTGGTCGTGGATCCATTTCCCTTGTTCGATGGCCGCTGCGATGCGCCAGAAATCAATGAAGACCCCAGCACCGGCCAATGCACAGTGGGCTTTACCGCAGCCTCGCATTGGGTGGATTTCGAACGCAAGCCAGGCCGCCACACTAACCATGATGAGCAACAAATCTGGTTCCCCGGCGACATGGGATTTGAGTACGTCAGCCAGATCGGCAATACGGAGATGAAATGGGGCAAATGATTTCGGCCGGTGCCATCCCCATCCTGCCCGCCACTCAAAGCAAGATCATGGCGCTGGAAAACGCATTGATCGCCATGGTCAACAGCGGCGCATCGGCGACAGAAATGCCCTTGATCCACCACTTCAGTGAAGGCATCTACGGGCGTGAAATCTTCATGCCGGCGGGTACGGTACTGACCGGGCGTATCCACAAATTCAGCGCTCTCAATATCCTGTTGAGCGGCGAGGTATCGGTGCTGACAGATGCGGGCACTGAGCGGCTGGTCGGGCCGTTGGTCTGGGTCTCGCCACCCGGCACCAAGCGTGCGCTGTATATCCACACCGATTGTCGCTGGCTCACCGTGCATGCCACCCGCAAAACAGACATTGCCGAAATAGAGGCGGACCTGGTGGCCTGGTCCTACGACGAATACATGCAACACGTACAGGGGGTAGCATGACTTTCCTCGCCATTGGTACCGCCATCGGCGAGGCGGTGGCCTTTGAAATAACCTTTGGTGCAGCCGCGTTCGGCGCTGTCTCCACCTTCATCGCATCCGGTGTCGCCATGCTGGGCCGCATGGCAGTAATGAGCGTCATCGCCAAAGCTGCCGCGCCAGACTTGCCCGCGCAAAGCCGCGCTATCTTAGTCAATGGCCAAGGAACGGTTGAGGCATTGCCCGTCATCTACGGCCTGCGCCGCATTGCCGGCAACCGCGTTTTCGTGCACGTCAGCGCCAAATCAGGCAGCAATCCGGTTAATTACCCAGACAAAACCAACGCCTATTTGCACCAGGTCATCGCCTTCTCTGAAGGCGAAATAAGCGACATCGCCAATTTGCGCTTGGAAAATAAAGCCATCACCGACATCAATGGTGCACTTTGGAATTATGTCCGCCTGACCGGGCAAGATGCACAGGCCGCTCGCTCTGAGTTGGTCACTGCCACCACCCGCACCTTCAGCGGCACCTATAGCCAATCCGGCACCGTCATCACTGTCACCAAAACCGCGCATGCGCGCGCCGTTGGTGGCATCGTAACCCTTGATTTCACCAGCGGCAGCGCCGTCGATGGCACCTTCACCATCGTCTCTGTCCCCAGTGCAGACACCTTTACCGTAACCGCCGGCGCATCGCTCACCACCAGCGGCAATGTCAGCGCTACCGACAGTCTATGGACCAGCGCCCACACGCTATCCGGCGTCGCCTACATCTGGCTGTTGCTGGTGTTCAACCCGGAAAGCTATCCGCAAATCCCCAACTTCACCGCCGACCTCAGCGGCAGACTGGTGTACGACCCGCGCACAGGCAGTACCGCCTGGAGCGATAACCCAGCGCTGTGCATCCGCGATTACCTCACCAACGCCCGCTATGGTCGCGGCGTCAGCACGGCCGATATTGATGATGCGGCGATCATCGTCGCCGCCAACTATTGTGATGAGCTGGTGGCCAAGCCGGGGGGAACGCAAAAACGCTACACCTGCAATGCCGTGATTGATACCAATCAGCCCGCGCTGGATAACCTCAAAAACCTGCTCGCCACATGTCGCGGCATCCTGGTCTACACCGGCGGCAAATACCGCTTGCGCATTGATAAACCCGAGACCGCCGCCTTCACCTTTAACGAAGACAACATCATCGGTGCATGGAGCATAAAACTGGGCGACAAGCGCGCCCGCTTCAACCGCATCCGCGCCACCTGGATTGATAAAGACCACGACTGGCAAGCCGGCCTGACCGTGCGCGACTCCACCACCTTCCGCAGCGCCGACAACGGTTTGATGCTGGAGGCACAGATCGAGTATCCCTACGTCACCGATCCTTACCAGGTGCAGCGCCTGGTGGACATGAACCTGAAACAAAGCCGCTTCGGCATCACCGTTTCATTCACCGCCAGCATCGCCGGCACGGTCTGCGAAGTGGGCGATGTGGTGGCCATCACGCACAGCACGCCGGGCTGGACCGCCAAGCCGTTCCGCATCATGCGGATTGCCCTGCTTTCATCGGACGAAGTAGAAGTGACGTGCACCGAATACGACGACAGTATTTATGTCGCCGACACCCTCACCGCCCCGCGCAGCAGCCAGATATCCGCCTTGCCGGTCTACGCCGCCCCTGCTGCACCTACCGGCCTGACCCTGGCCAGCGGCGATACACATCGCCTGATCAGCCCGGACGGCATTGTCGCCCCGCGCATCTATGCCAGTTGGACGATCAGCGCAGATGCCTATGCTACGGGCTACGAAGTGCAGTTCAAGAAAAGCACCGAAAGCGTCTACCAGACCGTTAATCTTGCCGCCGTAGAAACCGGCACCTATCTTGCCCCGGTGCAATACGGCGTGATTTACGACGTGCGTATCCGGGCAGTCAGCATCGCCGGCTTCAATTCGGCCTGGGTCAGCGGCACCCACACCGTCACCGCATCCCCCTCGCAGCCTAACGACCTGCCCATTGATATCCAGACCTTCACCAGCGGCGGCACCTGGACCAAACCATCACGCGGCCGTTTAGCGTTTGTCGAATGTTGGGGCGGCGGAGGTGGTGGCGGCCGTAGCCCCGGCGGTTCTGGCGGCGGTGGCGGCGGGCTGTATGTTTCTGCATGGATACCGCTCGCGTCCATCGGTGCGACTGAAACCGTCAGCATCGGCGCGGGCGGCGCAAGCCGCACAACAGTCGGCAGTGGGAATAATGGTGGCAACACCACATTTAGCGCGTTGGTTACGGCCTACGGCGGCCAGGGCGGCGCGGCAAACAGCGTTGCGCCAAACACGAATCCGGGCGGGGCAGGCGGTGGCGCATACAACACTACAGATGTCGTGCGCGGCATGAATGGCGCAGGTGATGGTGCCTATTACGTTGGTGCCGCAATCCTGCCGGTAGCGTCCCCAGTGGGTGGCGGCGGCGGTGGCGGTGGCTCTGTTTTTTGGGGCGCGCGCAATGCCGGCGCGGCATCACTTTATGGCGGTGGCGGTGGGGGCGGATCAGGTGGCGCATCGCCCGGAGCCGGTGGCATCAGCCAGCAGGGCGGCAACGGCGGCGCAGGCAACAACTCAACCAACGCAACGGCCGGCGCAGAACCCGGCGGTGGCGGCGGTGGCGCATACAGCGGCAACTCTGGCGCGGGTGGCAATGGAAAGTGCAAGGTGACGGTATGGTGAGGAAAGCAATCGTGCTTGATGGGGTGGTCACCAACGTAGTCATCGGGGGCGACTTTGGCGTCGAGCTAGGTGATTATC